CGGAGTCACGGTGGTGTCTACAATGAAGGAATCTCCGTTGTTGAGAACATGTAGCTCACGGCCCTCACCAGCGGGTATTTTGTTGACTACCGTTAAATCGCCTGGGGGTATTTCGGCTTCAGGCTTGAGCTGGATGACAAACTTGTTTATGTTTCCTTTATAGACTGACTCATGGGTTTCCCCTAGCCCCAGATCCTGTATCGCTTTTTTAGACCCTAAGTCCCCCGCTTCAGTATCGAATCCATCGAACTGGTCCACAGGCTTGAGGCTGATAAACCACCTGTTTGTGTTTGCGTTATAAGCCAGTTCATGGGTCTTTGTCAGCCCTGCTCTTTCCAGGGCAGCTCTAGCCTCTGCTTGTCCTTGATCCGTATTTTCCCAGCCTTCAAATGGGGCATCAGGCTCTTTTTTTACTATACGAAACTTATTTGTACCGGGTATCCACTCTGGCTCCCATACTGATCCCTGAAGCTGATTGTTTATTGCCGTTTGAGCTGCGGATCTACTACTATATGTAATGGGGTCTGGGACTGCAATCCGCTCTGTTAGCTTGGTCCCATCATTTAGTAATATAACCCTGATTATATTATTCCCTTTACCGTCTTGGATAAAGGTTTCTTCCCGTATATGTATGCTAGCCTTTAATTCAGCGTCAGTGGGAGCTGGCTCTTCACTCACTTTCTCTGAATAATAGTAGCCACCTGGGGTTGGTATCTTCCAGAACTCGGTTACGCCATCATCAGCAGTTACAGTAGTAATGCCCCCAGCCGTAGCCCCAACCCCTCCACCAGTAGAGACATACCAGAGCCCCTCTGGTGATTGGCGCACTTGAGCATTAGGGTACTGGAGTTTTAACTCAGCTGTAAGGGTTCTAAGCTCCTTCTCCACGTGCAGCTTCGCATTATCATTGCCATCAGCGTCCAGTTCTGGGGCATAGGTATGCGTGCCTGGTACTTTATCGTCTGGGTCAGCCATTATTTAGCGTTTCTCCTTACTAGCTTCATGGCCTCTTCAATTCCATACTTCTCTATCCAGCCCTGCTTCTGGGCAGAGGACATACCCTCAAAACGCTTGGCTGCTTCCGGAGTGGAAAGGCGCTCCTGACCTAGAGGCACTGTGTCGGATTCCTCGGCCATCTTGAGGAACTGCTTGTATTCCTTTAGCACCTTGTTTATGCCGCCTTCGGCAGGGTTCACTCTACCCAAGGGATAGCCTCCAGGATTGGGATTAGGGTGCTTTTAGCCAGCCAGGTTCTGCCCAGTCCTTCCGGGCTTGGCTACCTGCCCGGTAAGGGGCTGTCTGAGGTTCCTGGCTGCTCCCATTATCTGGTTGGCTCCTTGTTGAGCGGAGCCTCTACCCAGAGAGGACCCTATAGGCTGTCCGTCTGGCCCTATTAGCCCTGCTGGGCCTCCAGCCGGTTGTCCTCCCTGCCCCCCAGCCAGTTCGCCTTCCATCTCTTCGGTTAGAAGCTCTTCCAGACCCATCCTTCTGGCCGCTACTATAGCCATCTTCTGGGCCACTGGAGGGAGCTTACGGATCTCCATGGCAATGAGCCTCCAGCGTTCCTCTGTGACGTTCTCCCTCTTTGCGTAGTCCTCCCAGTAGGACTGATCGCTGAGGACACCCTGTTGCAGCTCTGCCAGTCCGAGTTCTCTGAGCTGGAGCTGTAGTACCGGGTCTATGACCTCAAAAGTGACCTTGTTGGAGTAGTCCCCTTTGATCATAGAGGGCTTCAGGGTCTTGCCTTCTACTCTGATCTCCAGGTCCAGGGTGTCTACGAACTGCATTATATGGGATGCTGAATTGGTGGCCAGGTGCTGTAACTGCGCGGTGGGGGCTATGAACTTCCTGCCAGAGGCTGTGTCCAGGATGGCTTGCTGCCCTACCGTGCTGATGCCTTGCTGACGGATACCGGCCTGGGACCTGGAGAAGGTGCCAAATTCTATGTCCTTGTCCAGGCCGCTCTGGGCCTCCAGCATCCAGCGGGAGAAGTTGTTGACCTCCTCCAGGGATACCATGGCCAGATCAGGGACCTCTATGATGTCATCCCCTCTGGCTAACTGAGCAGCGAGTTCTGAGGCGTCCATAGTGGTCAAGCGCCTGCGCCAGGTGGCCTGCATCAGGGCATTGTGCATACCTGACATGGCCTGGGCATGGGCTTTTAGTGTGGGCATGATCGGGTCCAGGAGGCCCACAGCCAGGTATTTGACATCGTTCCCGTTCTCTGTGCCGGTGTCCGTTATCACCTGGCCGAATCCGGCGAATGCGTGACCGAAGGGCATGAGCTTCCAGTCGTTTGGTTCTACGAACAGGAAGGACTTGTTGACCATGAGGGCATGCCAGTATTCGGTCCAGTACTCTATGGCTTCATTAAACTCAAAGGGGTTCTGGCGCTCCTCCCAGAGTTGAACCCTCATATCCTTGCGCTTGGGTTTCCCGTTCTTCTGTAGCCTGCCTGCTGTTAGCTCGTAGAGTTCCTGGTTAGTCCTACGAGCCAGTTTTAGGGCCACAGAGGGCTCTTTCTGGAAGGGGTCCAGTAGGATGGTGGAGGGGTGAGGGGCTCTGGTGCGGAAAGGCATGATGTTGCGCTTCCGGTTGGACCATACGTCCATTCGGAGTTCAAAGTCATCCCCGGATTCACCAGTACGGATCCTGGGCTTGTCTCTGGACTGCCTGAGAGACTCGGTGTGGATAGCGTCTTCTACAATAGTGTACCCGTATAGAAGGAGGTTCTTGGCTGCTTGCTTCCAGGTGAGAGAAGGCTCCCTCAAGGACACCTGGTGCATGATGGACTGCATAGCGACTTCTAGCTGGTTAGCGGTCTCTTCGGCCTCGTCACTATCATCCAGGGGCCAGCGTTTGACCTTGGGCTCATGGGAGAGGAGATGGTCTACGGCGTGGTCTATGATTGCCCGTCCCCTGGAGGGCCTGAGCCACTGAGGACGGTTGGAGCCCTCCCACCATAGGGGAAAGGTCCCGTAGTAGTAGGAATCGGCTGTCCGCCAGTTTTCGTGAGCTTCGTTCCAGAGTCCAGAGAGATAGGACTTCATGGAGTCAACGTAGGACTCGTCAGGCCTTTCTGATATGTTCAGCTCACCTTGGGGCATTTACAACATTCTCACTATGGAGGTTACCACCCGTAAGGGTTGGGCCGGGACTGCATCCTTCCGGAGTAGCTCCGTGGGAAGTTCCTGCCGGTCATGTCTTCGCCATCGATCCCCAGGACTCGCCTGTGCTCTTCCTTATGTCCTGGGACCCTGGCTCTTTGTGCTCTGTCCCGGATCTGGTTAGCTATACCGATGGCGAAGGGATAGTCATCGTGAGCGCCTTGTTGAGCCTCTATTCTACCATGCTTGTTCGGATTTCGTATTACGGAGTAGAACTGGGCCAGGCCTTCCTCGCTTGGTACAGTGATTGCCCTGGTGTTACAGGCTGACTGGAGGTCCCCCCAGAGGACGAATCGGGAGCCTGTACGCTGCCTGGTATCGGCGGTGTGCCAGCCTGGTTTCCCGTCTTCCCGGTAAAAGAGCCTTGGGTAGTGGGCTTCAATGGCAACCTTGATGGTCTGGATCCCCCAGTCGTTATCCTCTATCCCCCAGATTGGGTTCCTGTAGTATTCCAGCAGGTCCATGGAGGCCACGGAGAGCTGCTCAGGCTCCATGAGGGGACTCATAACGTCTGCTACCGTGTATCCGGTCTCGGCGTCTATTATGCCGGTGACGCTGAAGTCCTGGCCTACCCCGTGGGAAGTGTCGGTCCCTGCCGCGTACCTCTTCCCAACCTGGAAGTCCTGGAATATGTTGGCATAGAAGCCAGCCCCAACCGGGAGGGTCTTTATCGGGGATCTCAGGTCCTGTCTCATGGCCATGAGGGTTTCAGGGCTGAAGAAGACCAGGGTCCTGGCTGGGGCCAGGGCCTCGTCTTCATCTCTGGGGTATTCCTTCTCAAACCTGGCTACGTCATCGGCTTCGGACCGACGCTCCTCGTACCAGGCCTCATCACGGTCCGGTCGGACATCCCAGCCATAGAAGAGCTTGGTCCAGCTTCTAGTCTGGCTTCCTTGCTGCACGGTATCTCCTCTTGAAGAGCGAATCCGCGTTGTCCCCATTGGAAGTGGAGGTCAGGATAAGCTGACCTCCATTGTCATTCAGTGTGGGCTCCACTGCCGTGACGTTTTCTTCCAGGTGAGGGTGAAAATCGGCCTCGTCGAATACGGCTTTGGTGGCTGTATAGGACCTTCCGGCTTTCTGAGTGGAGGGCAGGGCACGTATCCAGGAGTCAATGGAGGGAAATGCCAGCTCTTGCTGGTTTTCCAGGGACTTTACCTTCACCTGGAGCTGAGGAGGGAGTGCTTGATAGATGAATTTGGACTTCCAGAGGAGCTGTTTGCACTCTTCTTCCCCCTGGCTGAACATAAGTAGCTGTGCCCCAGGCTCAAACTGGGCACAACGTAGGAAATGGGCTGCAATAAGCCAGGAAGCCCCTATCTGGCGGGACTTTAGCCATACTATGAGCTGCTGGGTGGTTAAAACCTGGATGGCGTCTACCAGATGGGGCCATTTCTCGAATTTTATCTTCCCACGGCCTGGTGGCGGCTCCAGGATGTAGACGTAATCTACAAAGTACTCCAGGTATTGCCTTGAAAGCTCCAGATGAGCTACTTCTGCGACTGTTTCCTCTACGGTTTGTGTCATTCAGGGGTCCCTTTGAGTGACTTGGGTAGAGTACTTGGCACCTCCTTATAGTCGCACCTGTCGCAGACCGTTCCTCTGCCTCCGCAGTCCATTGTGTCCCCACAGGTTGGGCATATACGGCAGGTCATTCTGTGGCCTCCAGGATACTAGACATTGTACCTTGGCGCTTTCAGCACTGTTGGTAGTATTGGCGGTGGCATGTGTGTAAGGGGTGGAGGAGCTACCTTTGGGGCTTCTGTAGGAGCTTCCGGCTGGGTATAGTGCTCTAGATCACTCGCTAGCCTTGGAGCGGCCAGTGCTAGAAGCTCCTCCTTTGACATTTGGGCTATAAGGTGCAGGTGCTCAGTCTGGATCGGCCCACCTTCCGGTGACGCAAGCGCCATGTCCTGGACTACCTTGCCGAATCCACGGTCAGCCAGCCAGTTGCAGGCGTCCAGCTGGTCCTTTTGCCTCTTGCTCTTTAGCCCACGGAGCACATCTATCATGAAGTCTACCAGCTCCTCGCCATTGCGAGTCTTGGACCTGATCATGGCACCAAGTCCCAGGGGCCTTCCACTGGGGTTACCTGACTTCCCTGGCTGGAATCGGAAAGACTTGAGCTGTTCTGTTGGCATTTGGCCCCCCTATATGGTGTACCACCCTATTTTCAGTATACCACCCTATTTTTTTGGGTCCTACTTTTACTTATTTGTGGTTTTATTTCTTGTTTTATTTCTTTGTGGTTTTATTTCTGTACTTTACCTCAAAATGGAGAGTTTGACACTAATGGGTTAACCTACACAAATTACTCCTTACTTAAGGGGACCCACGGGGTCCGGGGTGGGGTC